CCGCTGGGTCGGCTCTGCCAACCCCACCACGGCCGACCTGGAAACCGCCGCCAACTGGGAGAAGGTGTTCGAAACCGAGAACATCGGAATCGTCCGCATCACCGTCACCTCCAACTTCGACTGAGTCGCTCGCTAAAGCTCGCGACATAAACGCCCCACCGCAATAGGTGGGGCACCTTTCTTCTCCCACTGGTACGCATCCATGGCCTCCCTTTTTGAACTGGGCGACATCCCCGGCGGACTGCTCCCCGGCCAGATGAAGCTGGCAGCCCCGACTGCCACCGCAACCCTCAGCGCCGCCAACAGCTACAACGCGATCGTGCGCGGCGTCCCCACCGCCGCCGCAACCTACACGACCGGCACTGCCGCCGACATCGTTGCCGCCATCGGCAGCGACTGCGCCGTGGGCACCACCTTCATGCTGGTGGTGATCAACGCCTCTGCGGGCGCGAACACCATCACCATGGAGGGTGGTGCGGGCGTCACGATCAGCGGCGTCGCCACCGTGGCCCAAAACGCATCCAAGATCTTCCTGGGTCGCGTGACGGACATCGGCACTGCTGCCATCACGCTGTATGGCCTCGGTTCCACCGCTGCTGCCGCCGCCTAATGGGCCTATTCGCCTTCCGGCGACTGAGAGAACAGGAGGCTGCCTCGGCAGCCTCCGTCACTCCTCCAGAACCCGCCCCCACCGCCCCACCGGCGGTCCCCACCAAAACCCGCCGCCCCCGCAAGGAGCCCCCCAATGGAACGGAGTGATTTTCAAGGCGCCGACTACATCAGCGGCACCACCGCCTTCACCGGCAAATACGGCGCCATCACCGCCGTCGCCGCAGCCGTCCTCGACACTGGCACGGTCGCTGCCGACTACACCGGCGACGCCCTAGCCACCATGCCCATCCCGGTCGGCACCACCATCTACGGCGTCTTCACGACCATCAAATTGTCCAGCGGCAAAGTCATCGCCTACAAAATCTGATGGCCGTAAAAGCTAAAGCCGGCATCAGCGGCACCCGTAACGGCTACCGCCCCGGCAAGCCCAAAAAGAGCAACCAAGGCCAAGGCCAACACAGCCGCCCCAACCACGGCCGCAAAAAGCTGCGCGGCCAAGGCAAGTAACCGGAATCCTAGGAGTAACGCCAGCCGCCAATGCCCGCCTCGATTACCGCCACGGTGGGCAGCACCACCGCTAACTCCTACCTCACCATCGCGGCTGCCGACTCGATCGCCGAAACGATGCTCGGCACCCTAGCCTGGACCACTGCCACGACCGACCAAAAAACCCGCGCCCTCATCACCGCCACCCGCGGCCTTGACACCCTCGACTGGATCGGCGCCCGCACCACGACAACCCAAGCGCTGGATTGGCCCCGCACCGACGCCTCGTGCGGCGGCATTGACTACCCCGACGACGAAATCCCCGAGCAGCTCAACTACGCCACCTTCGACCTAGCCAACGCCCTGCTCGGCACCCCCACCCTGCTCCAGTCCCCAACCACTGGATCGGCCGAGCTCGTCCCCGGCGTCCCTAACAAAGACCTGCGCCGCCTCAAGCTCGACGTCATGGAGCTGGAATGGAGAACTGATGTTTCTGCGGCGTCCGCCTCGATCGTGAGCCCTCTCTCGGCCCTGCCGCATCTCGCCACGATTCTGGGTTGCCTCACGACCAGCGTGATCCCCGGCGGCATGGGCCGCGTCATCGACCGAGTCCGCAGCTAAAGGCGCACGGCATACTCCGGCGTTAGGCTGTGAGTATGCCAACTGCCTTCCCACAAGAGAAGCCAAAAAAGAAGCCGGTCCGCGGCTACTTGGCCACCCCGCTGTCCCGCGAGGAGCAGCGCCACGTCGATCGCATGTACCGCGAACACGGCGGCCTCGTCAACCACATGGGCCGCAAGTTCTGCCGCAAATACCCCGCCCTCCTCAAAGAAGACATCTACAGCTGCATCAACATCGCCTTCATCAAAACCTGCCGCGCCTGGAACCCCGAAAAAGGCACCTTCTCCACAATCTTCGCCATCTTCTGCGAAGGCGAGATCCGCCACTACATCCGCGACCACAACTGGTCCGTCCGCGCCCCAAGCTCCGTCCGCTCGCTCGGCCTCCGCGCCCAATACATGCTCCGCGGCGGCGCCACCTTTGAAGCGGTCTGCACCGAACTCAAAATCGAGTCCGAAGACCTCAAGCTCGCCCTCTTCTCCGTCCAGTCGCTTGACCACGAAACCCAAGACTTCAAGTGGCACCTCTGCCCCCGCCCCACGCCCTGGGACGTCCTTGAAGCTTCAGAAGAGATGTAGAATGTGGTGCTCCGGCGGGTTGCAGCCCCCGGAGCGCGACCAACTCAACCACCTGAGCTGATGCCCAAGACTATAGACCTGACCGGCCAGCAATTCGGCAGCTGGACCGCACTCAGCTACGCAGGCTCGTACCGCTGGCTATGCCGCTGTGAATGCGGCACCGAACGCGAGGTCCAGTCCAAGAGCCTTAAAAACGGCCGCAGCACCAGTTGTGGATGCTCGTACAAGAAGAAAGCAGGCGACGTATTCGGCAGGCTGACATTGCTGGAGCAAATTGGTACCAACGGAAAGAAGGCTACTTGGCTTTGCCGGTGCGAATGCGGGAACCAAGCAGTCGTACAAAGCGGCAACCTTGGCTGGGACACCAATAGCTGCGGCTGTATCAAGCGCGAAACCACGGGCCAGTTAACCCTCACCCACGGCTATGCTCGCCCTAGCGAGGGCATCACTCGTACCTACCGCTGCTGGCTCAACATGAAGCAGCGAGTTAGCAACCCCAACAGCACAGCGGCGGAGCACTACATAAAACGTGACATCAGTTGCTGTGTCCGATGGTTTGACAGCTTTGAGGCTTTTTTGGAGGACATGGGCGAGGCCCCGGAAGACATGACCCTGGATCGCATCGACAATGACGGCGATTACGAGCCGGGCAATTGCCGCTGGGCCGACTGGGTCACACAGGCCAATAACCGCCGTCCGAGGCGCTGGCAGGTCCGCCCGAGGTAAACTAAAGATAGTAGCCCTGCCCTAAGAACGGCTCTAGACTATGAGTGTAGGATCTTTCTTCGCGGCCCTCGGCTATAAGCTCTACGTCAAGCTGGGCACCACGGCCAGCACCATCCCCACGACCTCCGCGGCGATGACCCGGATCCTGTCGCTGGACAACACCGGCATCCAGGGCACCTCCGAATCCACCTCGGTCGTTGACTACGACTCCGAGCAAGGCTTCCAGTCGAACCTAATCACGAGCCAGAGCTACAGCATCCCCTGCTCGATGAACCTGGACGTCACCGACGCCGGCTACGAAATCCTCAAGAAAGCTGCCATCAACGCCGCCTCCGGCTCCCTGCTGGAGTGGTACCGCGAAACCCCCGTCACCGACGCCTCGGGCGATGACCCCGAAGTCCACGCCGGCTTGGCCCAGATCGGCGACTTCTCCGAGGACATCGTCGCCGGCAACGTGGCCAAGGTGAGCTTCACCCTGACCGGCTACGGCGCCTACAAGTTCTACCCACAGGGCAACCCCGCCGCCACCCTCACCATCACCACCGCTGGCTCGGGCCTGACCCCCGCCACCTACTCGGCTGTTGCGCTGATCTCCTCCAGCCCCGCCGCCGGCATCGGCTCCGGCAAGGGCGCCACCGCCGACATCGTGGTGGCTGCTGGTGGCACGGTCACCGCCACCCCGACCATCGTGGCCGGCGGCACCAACTACCGCGTGGGCGACATCCTGACCGTGGCCCTTGGCGACGTCGGTGGCTCCGGCACCGACGTAGTCCCCACCTTCACCGTGGCCACCGTAAGCTGAGTCCTTCGGACAAAACAGCCGCCTCTAACTGGGGCGGCTTTTTCATGCGCGGCTAGCGCCGCTCAACTCATTCCACCGCTTCACAAAGAACGGCAGCACTGGTTCGGCCTCAAAAGCAGCGCCGATCCAATTTCTCCCAGGCCTCTCTCCCGGATCAATCAGCCGTCCGTTCGGATTGACATACGGCGCAAAAGTACCGCCTTCCAGCACGAGTCCGGCGTATGGGGCGGTCCACGTAATCGACAACTGGTTCGCTTTCACAATCGGCGCCTGTTGCGAGTCACGCAGCCGCCCGGTATCCAAAATATCCCGCTTGCCCGGATCAACGTACACGCCGTTGCCACTCCGAGTACCAAGTCCTCCGATGCTCTTAAACCGCAGTGTCCCGCGGTCCCAAGTCCATTGCACCAAGCTGATCTGCCGCCGTGCCTCCTCGGCGATGATCGGCGCAAAATCCTCCAGAATCTGCGTGGATCGCCCCAGCAGCTTCTCGGCGTTCCAGCTTTTGATCTGAACCCGAACCTGCGCCATCAACTTTGCGTCCTGCTGGCCAGCCGAATCTTGACCCCAAGCGCGTCGGTGAGCACCGATCCAATCAGCCCCGTCTCCCCATAGGGCAGCCGCACCTCCAGCACTTCGCAGTCCTGCGCGTCCTGCCCAGCGAACTCGATCGTCCCAGACGTTCCCACCTGCACCCCCGACCCCAGCGTCCCAGTCGTCACATACCCCTCGAACAGCGTCGTGATGATGTTCACCCCTGGGTAGGTCGTCTCTGCCACGCTCTCCCCCTTGAGAAACGCCCCCACCTGCACGGTGGTCGTGTTGGCCACGACGTTCCCCGTCTCAGCGTCCACCGTTGTCCCAGCCGCTGGCACGGTAAAAGTCACCGTCGCGTTCTCCAGTCCCACCAGCGCCGAAGCCACAGCCGTTCCGCTTTACCCCTAGTTTCCCGCCGCCCTCCGGCAACCTAGGTCAAAGGCACCGCACCAGCCCGTGGCAGAGCAACTAGGCGAAGCGGTACTTAGAGTAACAGTTGACGACAGCGCAGCCAGAGAATCACTTAACCGTTTACGTCAAGAAGTATCGAGATCTACAAGAACAGCCGGAGGTGGAGGACGTACTGCGGGCGGCGCTCGCGAATCAGTTCAGGCTTTAGAGCGAGCGCAATCGCGCCGTTTTGTCTTAGCCCAACGCATTGAACGCCTTGAAGAACGCGGCGCCGAAGTTACACGGCTTCGTGCTCGGCTTGGCGATTTAACCACAGCCCAAAGTCAACGCCAATTCGGCACAGCTAGACAACTATCGGTTGAACTGGATCGCCAAGTAAAACTAGCCAACGCTAGGTTCCGGCGCGAGCAGGACACGGCCGCTGTCATCGCAAAACAAGCTCGGCTTGGCGGCCCTCGTGAATCCGTAACAGGTCGTCGCGGCCTACAAGGCTCTCCGGCCGACCTAGCATTTCTGGCCCGGCAAGGCGGCGCCCGTTCCCCTGTTGGCGGTGCGGCCAACATCCCAGGTTCACCAGCTTTCCTAGCTGCTCAACAAAGGTCAGCGCAACAACAAGCAGCAATACTTAGCGCTGAAATAGCAAGACAGGCAAGGTTAGGTGGTGCTAGGTCTTCTGTACAAGGTGCTACAGACATCCCAGGTTCACCAGCTTTCCTAGCTGCCCAAAAACGCGCAGGTGAAGTACAAGCCCGCGCTTACGTCACTGAAGTATCTCGACTGGCGCGTCAAGGAGGAGCTAGATCACCCATCGGCGGCGCTGTTGATATTCCTGGCTCGCCCGCTTTTCTTGCTGCACAGCGTCGTTTTGCTGCGCAAGATCTTTCTCGCGCTGCAACGATAGGCGGCCCCCGTTCGCCAATAGGCGGAAGCTTTAACATTCCGGGTTCGCCTGCATTTTTAGCAAATCAACAACGCCAAATAGCGCAACAAATATCTCGGGCTGCATCTATAGGCGGACCGCGTTCTCCGATTGGCGGGTCACTAAATTTACCGGGCTCCCCGGCTTTTCTCGCCGCAGCAGAGAAAAAGCTAACTGCAGAAAGACTTAAAACTGCCGATGCAACATTAAAGGCAGCAACTAGCGAAAGAAAAACTCAAGAAACGCGCCGAAAAGAAATTGGCGATCGTGTGGGTGGAGCGTTGGGCTCTGCTCTTATCGGCGGCGGCTTCCCGCTGCTGTTCGGCCAAGGTGTCGGTGCCGCAGCCGGCGGTCTTGCAGGTGGTGCAGTCGGCGGTGCTATCGGCGGCCAGTTCGGCTTCGGCTTGTCAATCGTCGGCACCATCGTCGGTGACGCTTTTGACGAGGCCCTCAACAAAGGCAAAACCCTAGCCGCCGGGCTAAGCGACCCAATCGGCAAGTTTGACGAACTGCGCCAAGCCGGCCTGATTTCCAGCAAGGCGTTAGAAAAAAACGTCGCGTCTTTGATTGCCCAAGGCCGCAACGCAGAGGCTGCCGCACAAATCCAAGCCGATCTCGCCAGTTCGTTCGGCGATACCAGTCAACTCACAGCTCTTAACACCGCCTACGACGAGTTAAATCGTGCGTTTACACAGTTAAGCGTCATCACAGCTAAATACGTCGCTGGGCCGCTTGCCG